GCGCGGCGCGGTTGCTCACCGGGTTCACATCTTCGAGCCCGCCGCCGTAGCGGGCCGTGGCTACGCTCGTGGTCGGTGCGCTGTCGAGCGTGCGCGTCAGGGTGAAGGTCTGCCCGTTGTTGTGGACCAGTTTCATCAGCGCGCGGAGGTTGGTCTGGTAGGTGGCGCGTGTGGAGCCGGTGACGACGCCACCGATGGTGACTGTCCTGGCCCCGAACCACGGGGTCGCCGCTACGGCGCCGGTCCTGCCTGGGACGGCGTAGTCGGACTGGCGCAGTGGGGGGATGGCGATGTCGCCGCCGACCTGGGTGATGTGGGTGAGGACGGTCGCGAGGTCGGTTCCGCTGATCTTGTAGTTCTCGGCCATCACACTCCTGCCAGAAACGCCATGCGACGGAGAGCCCTTGGGACGGTCTCTTCGGCCCTCTCACCCGGTGCGCTGGTGACGTTCAACGTCCCGATCGAGAAGCCGCCACCAGGCGAGCCGCCAGACGGGCCGGGGGCGCCGTAAGCCTCGGTCGGGTTGATGCCTTGGTTGAGTTGGGAGAAGAAAGCCGTGCCGAACTGCTTCACCGCCTGACGTCGGATCACGAATTCGCCCGGTGTGAGCATCGCCGGGACTGTGTCTGAGCCGCGAGCCAGCGACCTCCGGCCACCGATCATCCCGCCAGAAGCAGGATACTCGAGGCCGCCCGGCGGGGGTGTGCCTACATACGTGGTCCCGACCGTGACATTGATCTTGATCGGTAGGTTGGTCGGCAGTTTCTCCATCGCCGCCTTGAGGTTATCGACTTCGGTGACACTGGTGCGGAAACGCCAAATCGCGTCGTCGAACGGCTGGAGGAGGGCTTGTTTGGCCGCGTCTGACATCTTGGTTTTGTCAAGTTGCGCGGCTGCGTCGCGGGCTGCGCCCTCCATCGTTGCGATCTTTTCGGCTGCTGTCGCTTGACCATCCGCAACGTCAAGCGCGGAGTCGAACACCGCGTCGAGCGCGGCTTGGTTGTCCCGGCCTGCCTCCGTGTTGATGTCGAACGTCTTGCCGTTCTCCTTGAGCGAATTCCGGAGGTTGTCGACGTCTTCCGCGTACCCGCGGAGGGCGTCGCGCTGATCGAGGAAACCGAAGAAGGTTTTCATCTCGCGGTTTAGTGTGTCGAGCGCTTCGGCTGCGCCGCTGGTCTCTTCCTCGAGACCAGTCATGCCGTCTGCTGTTTCGAGGGTCGCGTCATGCGCTCGGACTGCCGCGTCGCGGTAGCCGTCGTGCGTCTCGGCGAGGTCGACGAACTCGACCCCTGCACCTTCCAGATCGCGGCGCAACATCGAGAAGAACTCGAACACGGACGGGTTGAAACGCTTAGCAGTTTCGAAGAACGTACGGAGCCCACCCTCTGCATCGCCAGAGTTGGTGTCGATGAGGCTGAAGATGGCGGCCAGATCCCCCAAGCCTTGGACCTGCGTACCGATCGATTCGCCGAGACCGGACACGATGGGCTCGAGGTCCTGCATCGCGCTAGTCAGGTCGCGGGTGCTGTCCTCGCTGCTGTTGATCCCATCGAGGAAACCCGTACCGAGTGCTTCTTGCAACTCGCCAAAGGCGACACCGAGCCGCGCCACTTGGCCCTGGTACGTGCCCGCTGCACGTGCGGCCTGCCCGCGGAACGTACCGGTCAACTCGGCGGTGATCGTGCCGAGGTCCTTCGACTTTACCGCCGCATCCGAAAGCGGAACACCGAGCCTGCGGAGCGCGGTAGTCTGGCCCAGCGCGGCGCGAGATAGTGCCGTCGTCACTGCTGTCAAGTCACGCCCGCTACCGGCACTAATGTCGAGAGCAAGAGAGAGAAGGTCTTGGGCTTTGGTGGTGTCTTGTGTCGCGTTGACCAGTTGGATCATCGCCGGACGGAGCATGTCGTCGGCGACCCCGGTGGAGCGAGCCATGCCGTCGATGAAAGTCTCGACGCCGTCCAGGTTCATCGACTGGTTGGCGTTAATGAGAGCCTGATCGAGTCGTTCGATCGCTACCTGCTCAGCGGCTGCAGCCTTCACCGCGTCGACGCCCAGTTTCACAGCAAACGCAGCGACAGCAGCACCAGCAAGCGCCAGGTTGGGCGTGAAGTGACTTTTGAAACCGGACGCCAACTGCGAGAATGACCCTTGCGCTTTCTTCGCAGAAGTGGCGAGCCGGTTCACGTCTCGTTGCGCGATGGCGATCGGCTTGCCGTCATACTGGCCGACGACGGTTACGCGAACAGCCATTAGGGACTCCCTCCGGCGCGGTCAAGCGCAGATTGCACGATCCGCTCGACATCTTGCATGACGGCTTCGACTTCGCGATTTGCCTGGTTCTCGCTGTTCAACTCGTCAAACGCACGCCAAATCAACCGAGACGCTGGCCCATGGCCTGTCTTCTGTAGACCCTTGTCGAGTGTGTTCCCGGCGTTGACCTTACCTGCAAGTTCAAACACAGCGCCCGCAGCGTTCCGGTTGATCACTGCCGCGAGCACCGTCGCGCTGTTAGTGCGAGCCCGTGGGGTGCGGACCTGCACTGCGATGCCGCGTCGGACTGCAGCGGACCACCAATCCAGGCGCCCATTCTGCCACCCGTAGGCATACCAGTTCGTCAGCGGGATCTCGGGGACCAGTTCTTGTCCACGCTTCTTGATCGGCTCGACAGTCTTCCGGAGGGCTTTTGTGATGCCTTTCGCGGCTTCTGGGTCTAACTGCCGTAAGGCCCGCATGGTGGCGTTCGCACCGTAGATCTTCAACGTGTAATCCGGCATCAGTTGTGCCCCTTCGTCGCTTTCCACCTGAGGAAACGCGACATCGTGAACAGCATCCTATCGGATTCCTGCATCAGCACCGACGGGGCGATCCCAGTCTCGCAAGCGAGCCAAGCGATCAGCCAGTGGGCACTGCTGTCTCCAAAGGGACGATTTCAGCCTCACCGATCACGACCTCTTCTACACGCTCGAGCCACGCATCGAACGATTCGGTCGTTTTGCTCGTGCGGTGGAGCGAGTGCCACGCAAGCCAACAGATATCAGTCAGCCGGAAATCGCTGGAGATCGTAGCGATCGACTTGTCGTGTTCACGCTCGAACGCGACCTGGTCGACGACCGAAGCGACAGCCCCAGCCGCCGACCCGTCGACGTACTTCACCGTGAAATTGATCTGCATTCTTACCTCGCAGGGGTTGTCGGGTTAGAACGTGCCGGTCGTGCTCTTAGTGATCTCGCCGATCGCGGGCCACGTGACATCGAAGGTGACGATATCGCCGACCTGCCCGTTCACTGGTGTCTGCTGTGAGCACAGCACCGGGATCGTGTACAGCGGCGCGGTCGCGGTCGCGGTGCCCTGGGTGGTCGCAGTGGCCGCAAGGATCACGACGTTAGTCGTACCACCGAATACGCTACCGAGCGTGTCAGCGACAGACCCGGTGCCGTAGTCCTGGTGGAATGAGATTGTGACGGATGCGTCCTTCAGACCGGCGATCCGCGAGCGCGCGGCAGAGCCGAACGCTGTGGTCTCGATCTCGTCGACGGTCTCGGTGACCTCGACACTGGCGATGTTGGTGGTCAGATCGATGTTACCGATCTTGATCCGCGTGTTCTTGCCGATGAACTTCGGCATCGTTGCCTCCTCTAGGCTATTACGGTTACCATGAACTCGGCGGTCAAGTAGGTAACGTCACCGACCGTGAGGCTTGACTGGCCTCGCATCTCGGTCACGCGACAATCCATAGCCTTGCCGCCGAGCGTTGTGTCGGCCTGGATTGCCTGTTTCACCGATGACGTCCCGTCTGGGTTGCAGTACGCATCGAGTGAAGCCTGCGCGGTGCGTTCGGACACCCTCCCCAGGATGACCAACACCACGAACTCGTACTCGTCCCCTCCCCGGCGAAACGCCAGGTCATACAGGACACGGTTCGGGAACACGACCGCCTGCGGCGGGTTCGGTTGGTCTGGGATCGTCGCCGACACCCGCAAACCTTGGATCGTCGCTAGCCGATTCGCGAGTCCCTGCCGGAGTTCGTTAAACGTTGGCATCAAGCGATCCCGCGCATCCGGCGGTACGGCTCGACCAACATCCGAACGTCGGGGTCGATGCCATTCGACACGCGCATCACGCCGATGTCACCGAACCCAGCGACACCGAGTGGGGAGTCGAGCCTCTTAAAGATGCGCGACGCCTGGATGACCGTGGCCTGTGTGATGGCGATCGGGATATTCGGCCAGCCGAAAACCGCCGACACCTCGACGGTGTTCTCCGGCGTGTTCGGGAACGTGTAATCACCGACCGCACGGATGCGGGTGTACGGCCAGGGAAGCCCGCCGTGGAAGTCGTTCGACGGCTCGGCCTGGTAATCTGTCGCGACCCAGGTGATGTCGTAGATCGCGTCGGCGTTGCTGGAGGTCTTGAGGCTCGACAGCGTGCGGAAATCGTCGACCTGGACCACGTACGGGTCCTCGGTCGAGTAGTACCGCGTGGTGGTCCCGGCTGTGTAGAACGACCGTTCCGCGTAACCGTCGATGAGCCTAGACGCCGACTCAACAGCCAACTCGAGGAGCGCGTCGTCGACCGCATCTGTGATGCGGAGGGCGGCTTTGACCTGGTTCAGTGAGGCGTAGCCGTTCGTGATGGCCATGTCAGCCTCCGATCTCGTAGTGCTTCCGCATCCATTCCACCGTGAGTGGGAGACCCTGCGTCAGCCTGGTTCGCGGGTTGTGGTGTAGAAGAGCCTTCGCTTTGGAGATGTCCGGCTTTTTGCTTGTGACGTTGTGCTTGTCCAGCGGGAGCCGGTTCACGAGTGACGGGTGCGCGCCGGTCGCCTCGAGTAGCATGTTCGCCATGTCTTCAACGCTGACGTACTCGTCGCCGCCGACGTTGACGGTCTCGCCGGGGACGAAGTTGTCGACGGCGTTGGCCAGCGTCGGGATGAAGTCGCCAGCGTACATGAACACTCGGTGGTAGTTCTCGTAGACCGTGATCGGCTTCCCGGTTAGGAGCCGGTAAGCGAAAAGACAGACAACGGACCGGTAGTCGTGGTACCTCTCGCCCGGGCCGTACGCGTTGAAAAACCGCAGCGCCATGGTCTTGTTGCCGTGGCGGTCGGCGAAGTTGCGGATCTGCTCTTCATTGACTCGCTTGGAGATCGCGTAGTCGTTGGTTAGGCGGGGCTGTGGGTGGTCGAGGAGATAGCGCTCGTCGATGGCCTCCGCGTCAGCCTCGCCGTACACCTCACTAGATGAAGCGAAGACGTGACGGAAGCCGCGCTCGCGCTGCAACTCTAAGATGTTCCGGGTGCCGATCGCGTTCGTGCGCCAGACCTGCTCGTAGTGTTCCTCACCGTTGATGCGCCCGAACTCGGCTGCGAGGTGGTAGACGAGGTCGAACTCGCCGATCCGGTCGAATGCGGCGCGCAGTTGCCTATAGTCGGCGACGTCTGCCCGGATCGTCTGCGGTTGTCCGGTGTGCTGCAGTTCGACGCCCCAGACGTCGTGGCCGCGTTCGCGCAGTTCGGCCACTAGCGGGGCGCCGATGGTGCCGTTAGATCCTGTGATGGCGATTTTCATTTTGTGTCCTCCACAATCTGCCAGAACCGCGTAGGCTGTTCTGCCAGGATTGCCGCAGGGTCGCCGGGCTCGAGCCGCCCGACTAGGGGGTTTGTGATGATCTCGCATCCGGCGAGTGTCGCTTCGATGACGACGAGGGGGCAGGCGTCTCGCTCTTTAGGGAGGTGGACGAAGTAAGCCGCGCGGGACATGTGCTCGAGTACTGCCTCGTGTGGCGCGTTCTCCAGTTCGACCAGCGGGACGCCGCGCCGTCTGGCCCAGATCCTCGCGTTGATCTTTCCTTTCGCCGGGTGTTTGCGCCCGGCGAAAAGCGCGAATGGTTCTTTCTCTGCTGGGGCGACGCAACCCGGGGGCACCGGGGAATGGATGTAGGCATCGGCTCTTCCGGTCCATTCGGCTTCCCAGCCCATGTGCGCGCGGCTCATGGTGAGAAACCGCGACGCGCGCCGGAACAGTTCTGCCTTCGCTGGGGTGCGGTGTTGCGCGTGCTGCACCCACACGATCGGTTTGTGCTCGGCGAGGTGCAGCATCGATGGCTCGGTGAGTTTGTCCGTGCCACCGACCACGACTCGGTCGAACGCTCCGTCCGTGGCGGTCTCGGCGTCTTCCGGTTCGATGTACGTCACCTCGACCCCGGGTGGCGCGGCTGAGACCATGTAGTCAGTGTTCCGCTCGGCACCACCGGCGTACTTCCCCGGCAGGAGAGCGTCGTGTCGTTGTTCGACTCGTGGGATGTGGTGTGTCACCCACGCGACTTTCATGGCGTTAGCAGCGTGTCGAGTACCGGTCGCCAGTTCTCGGCGTAGACGGTGTCGGCGTCGTATTGCTTCGTGAACTCGATCGCCTTGAACGACCGGTCTTGTCCGCGGGAGTACATCTGGTCGACGGCGTCGACGATCGCGGGTACGTGTGGGGTGAACCACCACGCGCTCTGCATCGGGTCCCATAGCGGCTGGACCTCGACTGCGATGCCGTCGCCGACGAGTTCCGGCTGCGCGGTCGCGTTCGACACCACGACGGGTGTGCCGCACGCCTGGGCCTCGAGGACCGGGATACCGAACCCTTCGCCGCGGCTCGGCGCGAGCAGCAGGTCGAGCGCGGTGTAGATCGCCGCGAGGGCTTCTTTCGGAATGCCCATGCGGTAAGAGTAGGAGTCGACGAACTTGACACGGTCTTCGGGGACGCCGGTGGCTCGGAGCAGCGCACGCAGGTCGATGCCTTGCATCGCTGGGCTCGGCTCGGTGTGCAGGTACAGCCAGACGTCGTTGTGCTTCTGCATCACCATCGACATCGCGAGGAAAGCCTCGGAGAACGACTTCCGGTCGGCGGTGCCTTTGTTGGCTGACACCATCCCGACCACATAGGCGTCGTCCGGGACACCCATCCAGCGCCGCGCCTCGATCGCGCCTTCCGTACCGACGATCTTCTCGGTTGGCTTGAAGATCGACAGGTCGATGGCGTGCGGGACGTACTCGGCCTCGATGCCCAAGCGCGCGATGGCGTCGTGGCCGAATTTGCTCATTGCGATCGGTGTGACGGTCGGTCGTGCGAGCCACTCAGCGACGCCCGGTGGTACCGGGAAGTGATCGATCGGTACCCAGGAGGCGATACGTTCGAGCACGTCCCAGCCGCCGCCGCGGAACACCCAACAGTCGAAGAGTGTGATGACGAGGGGCTGTTCGCCGCTGGGCTTGCCCCAGTCCATCGCGTAAGCCGGTATGACGTCGTTGCTGTAGGCGTCGAGCCCGCGCGGGTAGACCTTGAACCCGTCCCACTCGGTGACCATCGCTTCGAGCCCGTAGTTGGCTGCTACTGCGACTTCGTGCCCGTCTTGTCTGATCCTTTGGATCGCTTGCTGGGTTTGCTCTCCGTAGCCCGTCGGCGCCCATGGCGCGTTGCTTGCCCAGAGGATTCTTCGTGTGCCTGTCCTGTCTGGAGCAGAACCGCCGCCACCTCGGGTGGTACGTCGAGCAGCGGGCCGAGAGCGTGCACGATTTTTGGCATTAGACACCGTCGTTCCTTTCGCAGGGGGTGTGAGTGGCCCCGGCCCCTGCGTACCGGGGCCACTCACGATCAGGGGGAGGCTACTGCCTAGGCAGTGCCGCCAGTGAACCGCTTCACATGCGATGTCTGCGGCAGGTTGCCGTCGACGCGCCAGGTGAAACGCAGAGTGATGAGGTCGTTCGCGAATGCGAAGTCGTCCGAACGGGCGACCTGCAGGCCACCGACCGAGCGCACGTAGTACGACGGGAAGTGACCAGCGATGACGGAACGGGCGCCGGAGGCGACCGAAGCCATCGCGGGGTTCTCGATCAGCGGGTAGCCGAGGATCGAGTCGGGGGTTCCGGGCTGGATCGAAGGCACGAAGACGTAGGAACCGTCGGTGGTCTTCAACTTGCGCATCGCGCCGATGCTGGAGCCGTTCGCCATGATGCCGAACCCGGGGAGACGGCGAGCAGCGCCATCGAGCGAGTAGACCAGATCGATCAGGTCGTCAGCGGTGAACGCGCCGGTGCCGCGGGTGCCAGCGATGGCGGTGCCACCGGTGACGCCAGCGGAAGACGCGACGACGATACCGTTCGGCTCGACCGTGCCGGTACCGACTGTGAGAGCGTTGTTGATCCGGTAGCCAAACTCGTTACCGGCCTGCTGCGACACGAAGCCCATGACATCGATGTTGCTGTCGTTCATGAACTCGGACGACAACTGGATCAGGAAGGAGTACTTGTACGCCTTCAGCGTTGTCCTGCCGAATGCCGGGTCGGACTCGTCGATCGTCGCGGCCTCACCCTCGATGGCGGCGGTCGACCACGAAGCAAGCGACGGAAGGACCAGGTCCTCGCCGCTGGCAGTCGTCAGGACCGTCACCACGGACGGGTCGAGCATCGGGCCGACGAGGCGGGCCTGGTCGATGACCTGGCTCGAGAACGTCGTCGGGACCGGCGAGTTGCTCGAGGTCTTGAGCAGATCGCGCGACTCGATGCCGAACGTGTAGCCACGACGGTCGCCAGCGATGATCTCGCGGAGGATGTCGGCGTCGCTGTTGGTGGCAGCCTCGCGGGACTCCACCGGACGAGCCACATCCTCGAGCCCACGCATGGACTCGGCGATCTCGTGCTCGCGAGCCTCGGCTGCCTGTACGTCGC